GCGTCCAATCACTTAGGGTACAACCCTCTAAATGGTTCATGTGGCACCTATTAAGGCCCCATTTCCCGGCCTGACTCCTCAGGTACTCGGAAGATGGTTCACGTGCTGAGCACAGCCCGCCATTAACCATGAACAAGTGACGGCCACACACAACTGGCCAGAAACGGTGGGAGCCACCGCAATCAAACTCGTTCTTCGGCCAGCGAATAAGATCCATTGATCATATCCAACACGAAGAACCCCAAACTCTCTTCTTCCGTTTCGTAACTGTCCGGTATAAGTACGAAACGAGGCGCAGGGCGCCTTTTGCCAGTTTTCCAGCTAACGAAGCTGGAATAAGACCATACCGGAGATGATCTATACTGGTAACTCCTCCGTACGGAGCCGCGGGACGGACTCCATACGGACCTCTTTTCTTTCCCCCATCTACCATTGGCCCACATAAAGTCCCTAAGGGCTTCGGCTTCCAATGGTCGCGGATCTCTTCCTTTGATCACGCGCAGAGATGCTGGTACCGCAAGCGAAGGCGATTCTGGGAGAGGACTATAAGTACGAGTCCTCAGCATCTGCCTCTCTCTCTTAAAAGAGGCATAGGTAAAGTGACCTATCTGAGATGGGAGAAACCCCCATGCGCGACCTATCCGACACCTACTAAAGGCGTCAGTCCAGCAAGGGCGCGATGCTACGGCTTTCGCCATATGCATCATGCCCTCATAGGTCGCGCAAGCCCCGCCTCTCCTTAAATGGCGTACTTCACGCCATTTCCCATTCTTACGTAAGAACGCAGTTGAATTGACTTCAACAACGTTCTTCGCCCGGATCGTTTTCTCGACGTTGAGCCGGTATCCAGAAGGATAGTCCCGCACGTCGATCGCTCGTTCGGCAGAGATGACAGCGTCATCACCGTTAACGAGTATCCGGGCCTTCGGGTCAAACCTTGCAGCCCAGGAGGCAGCACAGTAAGACTGAAGGCAAAGAAGAGGAAAGGAGAGGTAGGACCCCATCATCTGTCCGTGCCTGACCCTCCTGAGAACGCCCTCGCCATCCCTAAACACGGGAGACAGAGAACTCTTCGCTAACGCGCGAAGAGATCGAGGTATCTTCACAGAGGTGAAGAAAGCGCAATCAAGAAGGACCTGAGCCACATCGTGGCTAAGGTTGTCAGTTGCAGCTACCAAATCCACCGAGGTTTGGTAGGCGTTAGAACAGACAGATGTCATCCTTTCTTCGGTCGGAGGACCGCAAAGAAGCCAATCTGTTTCACGCTCAATGTGTGAGTAGATTAAGCTGTGTAAAGGGGCCAAACAATCAACGACCGAGTCGTAGATCAAGAGAGGCCTCTTCTTGCCAGCAGACTGGACTTCTTTGTAACGTGCCATAAACAGAGGCTTTACTTCTGTTTCCTGGAGACACACGTTAAAGAATTCTTCTCGGTTTCCCCTCCATAGAACGTCGGCTCGGGAGCCACGCTGGAGGCGGGAAGTTGGATTAGGTACATGCTCGCCGACAAAGCGAGGGTAGTACTTATCCCAACCTGACCGGAAGATCCGAGTAGCAACACGCCGGACGTGCTGAAGATACTCGGGGGATGAGGGGGCGGGAGTAGAGAGTACGTTCGCTTCCCACGAGGAACGTACTGACGGTGTATGGACGGAGCAACCCGCTGGCAGGTTGCGTTTTATAGACGAAAGAGAATGGGCCAGCTCCCATCTTTCAGTCCGTCCAAGTCTCTGTAAGCGACAGAGACCGCTATCAACCCGATCCGCGCGCTGGGAGCGTGGAAAGGCTACAGGGTCGCGCACCTGACCCTGTAGAAGAAGAAAATTTAGGAAGCGAGTAAGATCACTAGGATCACAGTCCGGAAGTTCGCAGTATGGCAAGCCATACCGAACCCGAAGCAACTGTAATCCATTGTGGATCGTTTCCTTAGTGCTGCGACTCGAGAGAGAGCAAGTCGAGCACCGTTTAACCCTACCACCGCTGGCGGATTTAGGTAGGGGGCCCTTAACGCGGGCTAAACGGCTGCGACTCCTCGAAGAGAAGCCG